ACAACGAGTAGGTCTCACTATGAATGTTTTCCATCATAATTTGAAACCCATAAAACATTTTGGATTCAGTATATTGAACCTCGTTAACAAAATTCATGGCCAAATTTTCATTTACTATCCCATCTGATGCAGCGAAAAACGCCAATACGTGTTTTACGAAATGTTGTTCATCTTCGTTTAATTTATTTTCCCAATCGTAGATATCGTCTTTTAAATCGATTTCTTCTGCGGTCCAAAAACAAGCTTGTTGTTGTTTATAGAGTTTCCATATATCGTGATATTCGATTGGGAAAAGGACAAAGCGTCCCGGATTTTCTTGTAAAATCTTTTCTTTCATAATTTTATTTAATTTTTAATTTGTATTCAACATTTGATTTCTCCGAATAAACGCTTCTTTTGCTCTCGTGGCGTTGTCTTTTTGTTTTTCTTCTTTATGCCCAAGAAGAGTTGTTTGTGACTCGGTATCAATAATTAAATATTCATTGTCAAATTTACAATTTTGCCATATAATTCCATCCTTACCAATCCTTGATTTAAGAAGGGTCATTGTTGCCATTTTATGGTCTTTTTGTTCAATAGTTTTACCAATGGATAAAATTACATGAGCAATTTGGGCTTTCTTAATTGAACCACCCATTTGGTCGCTATTAACCACTTCTGATGAAATGGATTCCCTATTACCTTGGGTAGCGGTCCATATTACCATATTAAACTCATTTGTCATTGATTCTAAACTTCTCATTACGGAACCCTCACCTTTCCATTCCTCTCCATATTGTGATTTTTCTGGTGATATACAATCAACATAGTCAATTATTAATAAGTCTATTTTTTTTCCTTCAGATAGTCTTTTTCTGACTCTTGTTTTTATTTCAGAAATTGTAACAGAATCACTTGGTAGTTTTAATAAATCAAGACTCCCCTTACTATTTTTACTTTTTTCTAAAACAGCATTTTTTACTTCTTCTTTATTATCTGGTTGTTCATCCGGCGATACCCCTGACCATATAGTATAGTGTTTACGTTTAATTACGTCTGTACTATCTTCAAAGAAGATTTGAAGAACATTGAATCCTTGATTATATGCAGTATTAGCAAATAAAGTTAATAACGTTGATTTTCCCGTACCTGTCGGTGCCAATACGACACCTAATTCACCTTTACCTAAACCACCTTTAAGTGCACTATCCAATCCACTAATACCAGTCGGTATAGGACATCTGTTGTCTTTTTCTAAGGCCCGGTCGATGTCTTGAAACACATCCACAGTTTCATCGGGTGGTAACCCAACTCTAAGAGCTTTCTGTATTATCCCTTCAATTTTATGGTATTCTTGAAACGCACCATTTTCAATAATGGTGTTTACATGTTTAATCTCTTTTTTAAGATTTTGTTGCTTACAAAAATTTAACGCCTCCTCTTGGACCATTGGGTCTTCTTTGGTGTTATCCATTAAATCTTGTATGGTATCAAGATGAACTCTCGCCAATTCTTGAGAACCATAATCCATTACAATCGTCTGAGACAAACTTTGGTAGTCAGGAATTCTGTTATATTTTTTATAATACTCTTTAATATGCGTTGTAATATACCTAAACGAAGTATTATCAAAATATTTATGTTCAATTACATCAATAATTTGTTCCCCATATTTTTTATTTTCAATAATCGCCTTTAATAATGTTTGTTGAAATGATGCACCTAAAAAACCAAAATTCTTTTCTGACATAATTTATTTTATTTTATAGTTCGTAATTTAAAAAAGTAGTTTCCAAATTTTTAGACGATAAAATACTTGTTAATTCAGACAAATACCTTTTAAGGTGTGGACGAATATCTACAGTATATCTTACCTTAGGGTGATAATAATTGGCGGGAAACATATTTCTGATAAATACTTCATCACCCAACTTAATTTCTAAAACGAAGGACTCATTTGTTGTATCTGTTTGTGATTCCAAATTGTTTGAATCGTGAAAAAAGTCCACATTATCATATAGATAGTCCATAGTTTTTCTTTTTAAATCATCACTAATTTCTTCACAAATATTTTTTACAACATAATACAAATCCAAAGAATGTCGAATCTCAGGATTATATTCTTTTACATTAAAAAACCTTTGACACACGATGTTGTTTTCAAGTGTAAGTAAAAATTCAAATTTTGATAGTTCTTGATTATTCATTTGTTTTAATTTTAATTGTTTTTTTATTTTTTTCTTTTCTTGTTAGTCTTAAAAATGGATTTAAAAATTTAATCCACGCATCATCTGATTTTGGTAATAGTGAAAATATACCATCTTCAATCATCATTTTTAATGTGTTTTTATATGAACGACCATCTGAATCCATGTAGTCATTTACAAGTAAAATTACGGATTCCTTTGCGTCTTCGGTTAAAAAGGGGTTTTCAAGATTAACTAATCTTTCGTTGACTTGAAAAAACTCGTCACCCAAAACACCAAATTTAGTAACACCGGTTAATAAATTCTTAATTGATTTGTTATTTTTATCGTTTTCAAATAAAAGATTATATCTTTCTTTTATGTAGTCCAACGTTAATTCTCTCTCTTTTAATTCGGGAACGGCTGTTACTAATTTTGAAATACCTAAACTTTTTATACCTGCAATATTATCAGATGAATCCCCACATACCATTTTAACCAATTTAATGTTCTTAATAAGAATTTCTTCATCTTTATATGTAAACATATCGTTTTGTTGATACATTCTACCATGAGATGGGTTATACAATCTTGTATTTTCAGATACTAATTGAGTCAAATCTCCATCCGCAGAAAATATTATTTTATTTTCATTTGGTGAATTTTGAACATAGTAAGCAATTGAATCATCACTTTCACAATTTTCATATTCCCCTTGTCTAACATAGAGGTCTTCCAAATATTGTTTTATCCGATTTCGTTCTTTAGCATATGAATTTACTTCTTCTTCTGTTCTTATCCTTACTCTTCTGTTTTGTTTGTATTGGTGATAAAAACTTCTTCTGGTTTGTGACCCATTTTCACCATCCCAAAAAACAACTACCTTATCTAAATGATGTTTATCAATAAAAAGACGAATAGTATTAATAAAATGATATATTCCACCAATATGTTCTCCTTTGTAAAAATGATTTTTTAATGCAAAAAATCCGATTGTAAGTAAATTATCACCATCTACTAAAAGTACCTTAGACATTTATCATTATTCTAATTGTTAAACAATCAATCCACATCAGGACCTTCTTCAAATATAACACTATCTTTTAACTCAAAATCTCCTCCACCAATTTTTTCTTTCCAAAAATTTGAAAATTCTTTTTTGTAATTTTCCAACGCTTCTTTTGTATCGGGAATATAACCATTATGTACAACAATTACTTTTCCATCTTTATACCCCAAACCATTAACATGATTTTTAAGTATCGATATTTTTGTTCTAATTGCATATGTGATTTTTCTACCATCTTTAACAGCATCAATATGATTGATTCCTGATTTTTTCTGATTTCCAAATAAGAAGACTAATGCTGATGCCAACCACAACGCCTCACCACCTTTCGCCTTAATTTCAGGTTGACCAAACGGATTATCAGGTAATTCAACCCATGGTTGATTAACCACAACCATTGTCAGATAGTGTGAATTTTCTAATGAAGGGTAATCTTCTTTTTTTGATTTAGTTATTCTTGCGTGTATTCCCATTCCAATCTTATCTGACAATACACTAGCGTTATGTTGTTTACCCCCTTTACCATCAAAGGTCATTTTACACGGAATCGAACCTATAGAATCCCAACAAAACAAAATATTTCTTTCTATATCTCCCTTTTCATGAGCGTCTATAATTTCATTAACAAAGTCTGTCGCTTGTTCAATATATTCAAAAGAATCATTAAAAATAAAATCACCACACCATTCTCCATTTTTATCTTTTTCTGCTTGAAGTCCTAATTCGACCGCGTGTTCCCATTTCCATTTTCTTTCGGTGATAATAAAAACAACCAAATCACCTCTCCTTTGAGCATCCACCGCACATAATATCATCGCGGTTGTCTTTGATGAATTTGTGTGACCCAAAAACATGTTTATGTTTCCCATTACAGGACCCGGAAGACCACAAGCACCATTAAATGTTTCCCCACAATAATAAAATTTTTCTTCTTTATATTTTGTTTTAGAAGAAAATTTTGAAATATAATCGAATTCTTTTTTCTTAATTGGCATAATGTTTTTTTTAAAAAAAACGCCCACACGAATTGTGTGGGCGTTATACTATTGTTTTAATTAAAATGGTAAATCTTCGTCAACATCAGATGATTCTTGTGGGTCAACATATTCAACAACTTGTTTGGTTTTTTGTTTAGTACCAGTGGAACGAGTTGTATTTTTTTCAGTTATAACCACATTTTCTTCAATGTCGTCCTCATTTTCTTGAGGACCCGCAACATTTTCTTCTTCTGTTGAAGTAGATATCCACTTACCCGTTATACTATCCCATTTTGGATTTTGATTAGTTGCGACCATTTCTAAATACTCTTCAGGTTTTTTGGAATAAACATCAGACCAAACCAAGGGGTCGTTAATCCATGATTCTGCGGTTAATTTATCCTCATGTAACGGACTTGGGTCTTCCGGTATAATCTGAGTAATTGTAGTATAATCTCTACCATTACCGGCCTTTGAAAGGTTTAGGTTTAAAATTAAATCCCTCCCCTTTGTTGGGTCGGTAATATCACCTTTATTTCTAAATAAAGGAATCAATTTATCATAAACACCTTCACTTTTTGTGTTATTTTTAAAACGCCAAAACTTTACACCATCTTGTTCATTATCTCTATCAATAAGTTTAACGATAAAGAATTTACGAGAACGATATTGACGAGCAAGAATTTTATCGGATTCACTACCAGTCGCTAAAAGTCCTTCACGGACTTCATCTAATGGTGAACGTTTTCCTTCTTGTTTTGGGTCATAAAGTTTCACCCAATCACCATCTATTTGTACTTCGTGGAAATACACCTCTACAAATGGTGAACCATCTTTTGCTGGAAGAATTCTGATTCTTCGCTCTTGACTACGCATACCTTTTGGTAAAACGGTAGTAAAGTACTTTTTCATCCTGTCTTCTTGAGACATTCCGATGTTGCCACTCGTGGCTTGTTTGTTTTTTTCGTACTGTGCCAGTACTGCTTCTAATGTTGACATAATTTTTTGTTTTTAAATGTAAGTAAAGTATAAGGAAAAAAAATTGAATTTCAAAATGTTTCACAATTTTTTTTTGTAGGGAAATCGGGACTCGAACCAACGACCTTCGCAGTGACAGTGCGATATTGTAACTAACTCTACTAACGAACCTAACTTATTCTAAAGTTAAAAGATACAACAATTTATTTAAATTTCCAAGAATTTCATCTCTTATATTTAATAAATCTGTATCTGTGGTTCCGTCTAAATCTTCGGAGAATTGTACTAAACCCTCAGTACATGTTTTTATCATATCTGATGGGTTCATTTCTGACAAATTAATTAATGTAATTGTTTTTGTTTGGTCGTCCAAAATAAATCTACCATATTTACCCATTGCAATTTCAACAAAATCATCAATTAAATCAGTTAGAGCGTCGTATGTTTTACCAAACGCCTCATGTCTAGCAATACCTTTGGTTTGCCAATGATTTATTTTTAATTGTAATTGTAAACCTATTAAAAGATTTACTTTAGAACTTAAATTCATCTTCTTCTTGTTCTGGATTAAAACTATTTCTTATTGTATCTAAGGAATAGTCATCAATATCTTGTTTGGTTAAGACATATTCGTTTTTACCAGATTGTTGCATTTCGGGTTGTTTTTGCGCGAAAAATTGTTGGGGGTTTAAATTAAATGGATACGAATCCAACGACCTTAACTCCAATTTTTCTTGTGGAGTTTTTTCTTTCATGGTTTCAACTTTGTTACCCAATTCATCTATTTTACTTAAAAGAGAATCCATTTGAGATAGTTTTTGTTCCAAATCATTTAATTTAGTGAACACATTATCCATTTTACTTACCACTTCCGTGTTTTCCGTGTTTTTATTATCTAAATCTTTTTTAATTGATTTAGTCATGTTAACCAAATCAGTTATATCTATTTCTTCTGTTTCGTCTTCCATAGGCACATCCGCAACTGGGTCTGCGGGTAATGCTGCAGGGTCTGCGGGTAATGCAGCAGGGTCTGCGGGTAATGCTGCAGGGTCTGCGGGTAATGCTGCAGGGTCTGCGGGTAAATCAGCAGGTGGTGGTAATTCACCCTGTTCCATCAAACG